TTCCAGTCCAACCCCAAGGCTGTGCGCCAATACTTGCTACTGAAGTTGATTTAACTGCTACTGAAGCCACATAAAGCGTTACTTGACCAGCAGTAGCATCATGAGCATAGAATGTCAATGTAGGAGTTGTGCGCATTTGCACTGGGAAAACAAAATGAGAGTAAGCATTAGCTGCAAAGCCTCCAGATGATGAACCGCCATAAATCATTAGTGCGGATGGTGTAAGGCTTGGTGCTTGATAATAACGCTGGCACATTGCCAATTCACCTTGAATGTTGCCAGCAGCGCGAATAAACGGAGTAGCCTTATTTCCTACTTCTAACTGAATGCCAGTAATTTCATAGTAATCATTTGTGCTTGCTGTGCCTACTGGAGTGTAAAAACTGTAAAAACCAATTTCAGTAGCAGTTGCAGAAACAGTGCCAGTATAGGTAAAGCGTTGCCATGATGTTGTTAGTGTCGCTGTCTGAGTTACGACTGCTGTTTGACCAGTAAAACCTGTACCCATTGACTGATCTGTGCCTGTGCCATAATCAAGGCGAACGCCAAGTGCAGATGATGCAGATGAATAGTTAGATCCTGCACGAGCATAGAATGAAATTGTTACAGTTTGACCTGCGAAACGATAAGAATCTGCTGTCTCTAATGCAGTCAAGAAATAGATTGCGCCTGTGTTTGAGTTACCGCTATCGCGTTGAACTCTAGCTGCGTATTGGATTCCAGTTAAGCCAGATGATTGACGTGAGATTGTTGCGCCAGTTGCTAAACCACCACGATTGACCTGAAAACGATCTGTGCAATATTGAGTGTAACTGGCTGTGTTGGCGATTGAAGTACCACGCTGCCAGATGTCGAACCCGCCGTTTATGATGCCGTTGCGAGTGATCGGACGAAACAGGAAAGTGTCAATGTCTTGACCAAGCTCTGCAATAGCAGTAGCACCATTCTTAACTAAGTCGCTCGATGTGGGTACATCAAACGCATAATTTGTTGTAGTAGTTGCCATTTAAGTTAGTGCTCCTGTCGCATTTGTCCATGTAAGTGTAGCATTTACGCCTGTCCAAATGAGTGAGGCAGGCAATACTGTTTCCCATTGTGTAGTTGATAGCGAGAAGTCTGTAGCTGAGACATATAGGGTCATGTCCACATAGGTAGGGGTGGCAGTAAGTGCCACATTCTCGACAAAGCCATCAAAGGTTCCATCAAGAAGATTGCTAGGCAGGTTAGTGATAAGCACTGGCTGACCAAAGAAGACACCAATCAGGCTGTCAAGCATCGCGCTTGGCATGTCTGGATTATCTAGACGGAAGCGGATCGCGCCTAATGAGCCTCTAGGGTTCTTTCTAAGGTTTAATTCTCTGGAGGCAATATCAGTGATGTCTGCAAGGTTCTTGATGTTTGACTCAGCCGACTTCTCAAAAAGTCCGTAAGAGGCTATAGAGTCGCTATCAGAGGTACTGTAGGTAGAGGCATAGCCAGCAGCGTACTTATAGATCAGGCTGTTGCGGATACGAGCGATCTGAGTCTGAGACTGGATACTGCTTGGAGTTGCATAAGAGCCGTCAAGATTAGTAAAGCCGTTGGCAGCCAAATAGTTAGAGCGGTGGTCGGCATCGTCATAAGAGACATCGCCATCCTTTTCCTCATAGATTTGACCTAGTGCGCTAGTTGCTATCTGATCTACTAAGGTCTGAGACTTAGCAGTGGCACTAGCTGCAAGGTTAATCATTGTGTAAAAGCCAGTGTCAATAGTGCCAATGTAATTCTCAGCCTCAGCCCATGTCACTGTTGCAGGATAAGTATCCCAAGTAAGTGTAGGGGTTACTTCTGCCCATGAAAGGTTAAGTGCTGCACCCAAGATTTCTGCTATTTGTGCGCCATCTAAGCCTTCTGCAAGAGCTGTGTTATAGACCGCCTTAGTTAGTTTAGCCAATGCACCAATGCCCAAGACTGTGCCAGTAGTAATAAAGCCTGTTTCATCTGGGCTTCTAACCCCAATGTTGAAATCTGATACTTCTCCACCAAATACTGTGACATAAGTGCCGCTAGAGTTTTTGAGTTCTAGAAGGATTGACTCTGTAACATTTATGGTAAAGGGCGTGTTGTCTGTATTGACTATTTGAACTTGGCAGTAGCCAGCAGTGGGCTGGCGATCTATGTCTAAGCGACCTGATGCGAAAGATACAGATGTGACAGTCGTATAGACATCATCATTTATAGTCACTCGCCATTCTGGAATCCATGACATCAGACAGCGACTCTCAGCGTTCCTCGATCTGTTGCATCTTGAAGGTATTGGTTAATCGCTTCTGCAACAGCATTAGGATCTGTAAAGGCTGGAGCAACAACAGTAACTTCTACCTTAGTTGTGCCACCGCCAGATGCACCCGGGAAACCGCTTGGAGCATAGTTGCCTGCACGAGTTGAGCCTCCAGTTACGCCGCTTGTTCCAAAATCTATAGGCACAAAGCTGCCTTTAGCAAGTCTTTCATTTATTTCAGCGGGTGTAAGAGTTCTAGCAGTACCATCTGTACCAGCAGTGCCACTTGTACCAGCAGTTTTACCCGCACTGCCTGTGGCGATTGCGTTTAACTTAGCAATAGCAGCATCAAGGTTAGCCAGGTTGATTAGATCCTTTGGAAGAATGCCTTTAAGAATGTCATCTATCTCAGTAAGTTTAACCTTTTGATTACTTAAAACACCAAGAACCTTTAAGTCTGCATTAAGTTTATTGGTTGCAGCAGTAATGGCTGCGACATCCTTTGAGGCTATTGCATCTTCTAAATCATTTATAGATTTTTTAACCTGCAAGCGAGCAAGGTCATTAGTGATCTGTAGCAGTTGTGCTTGGCTAGTTATCTTGGCTAATTGCTCAGCCTGATTCTTCTCAGCTGCTGCTAGTTGGATCTTCTCAATGTCAAAGACATTAGATCCCTTGTTAAGGGCAAGGTTAGCCTTGTCAATAGCCAGTTGTAATTGCTTGACTTTAAGTTGCTTTAATCCCTCTGCTGTAATAACTTTAGAGTTCTTAATTATTTTAGATGTTATTCCAAAACCCTTTTCAAATCCTGTTGCATTAGAAGCAGCACCATAGTTAGTTCTAGCAGCTTCCGCTTCTTCTTTCATTCTTTTTGTTTCGCCTAATGCTTGTGCTACACCTCTTTGTTTTGCAGCCCACTCAAAGAATGCACCTAGAACTGGGTTTTCTTTTAGTTTTGCAAGTAAAATACCTATGCCTGATATTGCATCTGCGCTCTTTTGCGCTAGACCTTCCATGCTATCGGCAAGATCATCAACAGAGTTATCACCGCTTAGTGATTGGAGTGCATCTAATAAACCTTCGCCAATAATCTCTTTAGCATTATTTGAGGCAACGGCTAACTTGTCCATTGAACCTTGTAAGGTATTAGCAGAGGTAGTTGCTGAACCAGCAAAGGTAGTGGCTAACTGATCGGTAATTTCTTGAAAAGACTTAGCCTTGAGGTCAGCCTTAGAGATCCCAATGCCTAATTTACTAAGTGCAGTGTTATTTCCTAAAAATGCTTTGGAAAGTGCAGCTGTCACAGAACCTAAATCTCGTCCTGTCGATGCACTAATATCGAGGGCAAGTTGGAATAATCTTTGAGATTCTGCTGTGTCTTGTGTGGCTATCGCTAGGGTCTGATAAGCAGGGCGTAACTCATCATCAAGGATGCCAAATTCTTTTTGTAACTTTTGGATGTAGGACTCAGAGGCTGCTATATCTCTACCAAGCCCAACGTTTCTAAGAGCTACGGCTAATAGTTTTTGAGCCTTCTCATCTTGCGCTGCTGCCTGCACCGAGGCTTTGCCATAAGCCAATAACTTCTGTGTGCTGTAAAGCCCAATAAATGCCTTACCAAGTCTGCCAGCAGTTTTGCTAAGTTTGTCTGTTGCAGTCTCAGCCTTCTTGAAGGCATTACCGCCTGTGAACTCGGCTGCAATATCTATGACTATATTTGCCATGATTAACCTCTCACCGACGATCTAGCGTTAAGTTTGTCTGATGCCATCTTGATTGCTTTAAGGACTGCATCTCTGGCTTTGCCATTGTTTTCTTCATAGGCACGAAACAAGGCACGACCTTCCATCTTGCCATTGCCTTTCATTTGTGCGCCATACTTACTATTCTGATTCTGAACAAAGCGACTGGTCGGAGTTTTACGACCCATAGTTTCATAGATCGCACCCGCTGCGCTTTTGTTAAATACGCGAGCCAATGATCTAAAGCCTTTACGATTAGGCTTTGATGGCGTTGTTTTGTAACCAATGCCAGCCTTAACAATGCGAGCCGTATAAGTTGGAAAGTTACCCTGAGAGTTTTCTCTAGGCAACCATCCGCTTAGGACTGAACTATCATCTGGTAGATAACCCTTAGCAGTTTTAGTGATAGGTTTTAATGCTCCAGCAATATTCTGTTGAGTTTCTTTAGCAAGATCGGGAGTAAATTTACGCAAAGCCTTACGAAGATTAACGGCGCCCTTTACGCTTACTGGCATCGTCTATCTCCTTTGCTTCATCCTTGAGACCTTGTAGAAGTGCATCTAGCATGGTCTTATCTAGTTCTAACAGTTGCTGTGGCGCGATCCCCAACCTAATGCTTAACCTAGCAATAAGGTAGGTGAATGGTTGATCGCGCTTTAAGCTAAAGGGTCGGAGTCCTCGACAGAAACCGATTTAAGGGTTTCTATAAAATCCATCCCATAAGGCTTAACAGTTTCACCTGATCTGCGTGTTATTTCCCAAGCTAACCAATACACATGACTTTGTAATTCTTGATCTCTGAAGCTCTTGTGAAACCCCATCTTTGCGTACTGCTCAAATGCGTATTCAACAGCGGGAGTAATCTCGCCTTCTAGTACGCTTCCATCTGTACGAACGATCTTTAACTTTGCCATGTCTTTGCCCCTTAGTTAGTTTTTTAGAATGTGCCTGTAGTGGCTACTGCAACAGTTGAGTTAGCAGTAAATGTGATTGACTGTGTGCCGATATCGCCAACAGCACCATTGATGTCTGTTGTGTTATTGACTAGCAATGAAACTGTGTACAGAGGGTTAGTAGCAGATACTGCTGTTCCCTTTGTCTGTAGGAATACAGCTGTAACTGTTGTTCCCCATGCAGCTTGTAATGTTGCCAATACGTTTGCAGATGCTGTGTCGTTAAGGAAGTCGATTGTCACTGTTGATGACTCAAGACCCTTTACAAACTTGTGTGAACTGTCACCCATTGCAGTAACTTCTAGTTCATCAAATACGCGGTTGATTGTTACAGATGTTACATGGTCAGAAAGATCAACAGAGTTAATCTTCACGCCGACCAAGTTATTTAGAAATACAGCCATGAGATTATTCCTCGTCTTTCTTAGTAGTTGCTGGCTTTGGTGCTGCTGGTGCTACCTGCCCGATTTTTTTCAGGAAGGCTTCGTTTTCTGTTTCCCACTCGGACATATTAACTCCAACTCGTTAGGATTGATACTGACATCTCGCAGCTGAGCAGATCGCCTGATGCAGCATTGAGAACGCTTGGTGCGCTTATTGCGCCTACATTATAGGTCAAGGCAGATGCGTTTAACTTAGTGAACACACCAAGAACTGCATCTTCTATTCCATTGAGGTTGCCTTCATTGTCAAACAAAGGCACTGTAATAATAATCTTAAAGTTAGCCATCGGGCTGATCGTAATATGCTGGTTGTTATTTGGTGTCAAGTATGGATCATCTGGAGACACGATTACAGAATTAGCCAGGACAACGGATGGCGGGAAAGCGTAAGTCTGGTACTTGGTGTTATCTACTAGCGCAGTGGCTAAAGTAGTGCGAAGTGTCGTTATGGCTGGTGCTGGCATTAGCCCACCATTGAACGCGGATCTAGTGCGTGTGCGATCAAACCTCGCACCTTAGCGAGAAGCTGTGCGCTCATTCGGTAAGGGCTTGGCTGGAAATCGACAGCATTGCTCCCGCTTAAAGTGGCGGTGCGTGCTTGCCAGATTTCAACAGATATCATTAAAGCTGCTTGCTGGACTGCTGTGTCTGTTGTCCAGTCTGTGTAAGTCTCAGCTGCTACTGTGCCAAAAGGCTCAATAGGGTGCTTAGGTTGTACGACTGTGTGAGTCGTAGGCACTGAGATTGAATACGCTCCAACACTTGCAATGGTTTTAGATCCATTGTATTTAGTGCCAGAGTTAGAGATAGTTACAGTCTGTCCGACATAAAAGATGTCTGCAACAGGAATGTCAAAGTAAAGAGTGCCTTCGCTTACTATGTTGCTATGAGCAACTGAGAACCATTTAGGAGCCCATAGCATTGGAAGAAGGACTGCATCTGTTGCATCGCATACTTCTTGAAGGGTGGCATCTGGATACAAAGTACCGACTCCGAGAGTGCTGCGGAGTTCTGCGACTGTTGTAAGTGCCATTCCTATTCCTTTCTAAAGACTCTGGGGAGTAGAGGGCTACTACTCCCCAGAGCGACTTAGTGTGGCTTACGCCTTGTTATTCTTGAATGCGCCTGCTCCGACCTTAGTTGCAATCGCACCAAAGCCGTAGTAGCCGATAGTTACCTGTCCTGCTGCTGTTGATTCTGCGCGTAGGCGGTAGGTAGGGCTCTCATACCATGTGTATGCATCTGGGTTCACGATAAGGATTGTTCCATCGCCATCGCCAGCGTTTGTTGGATCAACATAGAGGTTAAGTCCTGCAACATTACCTGTTAATGATGTTGGTGCTACTTGACCGCCTGCGTTCATTGGCTGTGATGCTGTGTAGATTGGGCGTCCTGCATCGTTTAGAGACATGATGTTTGACCATTGTCCTGTTGATACGACCATGTTGCGAGCAAATGGGTTTGGTAGTCCTGCTGTTGCTGCGTATACAGAAGCTGATCCGCGAGCGACAATACCTAGCAATTCTGCTGCTGTTGGATATGTAACTGTTGTAGTTGCATCTGCTGTTGCGCCTGAAATAAGAGCAGCGTTTACTGCTGCGTTTGTTGTCTTTGCGTAAGCTGCTGCCATGTTGCGAACTAGCTCATCAAAGAATGCTGGAGATG